GGAGGCCGTGTGCCACCAGTCCGCGGTCAGGCGGACGCGGCTGGCATCGGCGAGTTCTCGGAGGGTCCATTCCCCGGGGTGGACTCCGAGGATGCCGGCGCACTCCCAGACGACATCCCAGGTTCCACGAGCGTCGCCCGCTGAATCGTCGACTGAATCTTGGCCGCTGCCGCTGCCTCCAATTCGTCCATCTTCGCCAACATGGAGGACACGACGCCGCGGAGCCGGCCTGGGGAAAAAGACACGATTTCGGCCTCCAGCGCCTCGCGGCCGAAGTCGAGCGAGTCGCCGGAGAGGCCGGCGAGGAATCCGTCCTTGTCGAGCCCTTTCGCGTGAACGTCGGGCATGAGGACCGCGTACAGCACCTCACCGAGGATCAGCGGATTCATTCGGATGGCCTCGACGGACTCGCCGAGGGCCTTGGCTTCGACGATGTCGAACGCCTTGGCCTTGCCGTCAGCGTCCGTCGTCGTGACGTTGTCCCGCACCCGGGCCGCCGACGCACAGGTCAGCGCCAGCCGCCACGGCCGGCCTTCCGAATCCTTGAACTCCTTCACGATCACCTCCAGGCGGCCTGCGTCATGGCCAACTCAATAGAAAACGCCCGCAAGTCGTCCAGAGGTTGCGCGTCACCGACGCGAGTGACGATCGCCTGGAACGATGCACCAGTGGCGACGACCGCGAGAGACGACCCCGATTCCAGGGCCGCGATCGCCACGGATGCCGCTGCGTCGTCGATTGTCTCGACGGTGGCGGTGATCGCGTAGCCCGTCTGGTACTGGAACGAAGCGCGAGAGCCGAACGGGCGGATCGTGATCGTCGTCGCCGCTTCTTCGATCGTCACGTCACGGACGCCGGCAACCGGCGTCCCGTTGAACGACACAGAGCAATCGCGGCCCAGGGAGATCGCCACGGAAAGCCTCCGTGGTCAGGTGGGCCGTGCGGAGACGGTGAACGTGACCGGACCGTCGAGCGGTTGATTCTCGACCACGCCGACGACGGTGTATCCGCTGCCGGCCTGGTGAAGAGCAGTCATGGCAGCCGATGCGTCGAGGCACTCCACCTCCATCGTCTCGATCACGAAACCGCCAGTCGCCTGTCGAAAGGCCGGGGAGGTGGACACGCCGCGATGCGTCACGTCGACAGTCTCGACCTCGCGGGTGAAGGTTACGTCGAGTATTCCGGTGCAGGACGACAGCCCCGTGGGAACACCGCCGGCACGGCCGAGAGTGACAGCCATTGTTCCTCCTTCAGGACTGGATGCCGCGAGTGGCGGAGACGGTGTAGGTGATGATGTCGTCGAGCGGCTCGCTCTGGCTCACCGAGGTGACGAGGAACTCGATCGCAGACAGGTTGTGCCCGTTCGCGTTGTTCGTACTCACCGAGATCGCGCTGCCGGCCGAGCACCCCGGGGAATCGACACACGTCACCCCGAGCGTCTGTGTCGCCCACCCCTTGAGGACAGTGCGCTTCGCGTCCCCCTTCTTGGTCTTGTCGATCTCGGTGTAGGTAGTCGTGATCGTGCCTTCACGGACATTGGAAATGCCCGTATAGGACACGTCTTTTCCGAGGACGATCGTTTCGCCGGCCATGCGTGACCTCCTGCGGTGAGCGGTTTCACCACCGTAGGCGGAGCCGGGGAGGCATCGAAGGGGGTGTGGCTACGCGGCGCGTCGTGGATAGAAGGTGTCGCGGAACCAGCGGTTGGCTTTCGCCATCGCGCGTTGCACACCGGCCGCACCCTGCATGAACGGCCGTGCGGGCACGTTGATCGACCGCGTGATCGTCGTCTTCTCCCATTGCCTCGGCGATCGAACTCCGCGGTGACTCCAGATGATCGAACCGGACTCCGGCCGGCCGTTGCTGTCGAGCGGCTGCTTGCCGGTTCGCCGCTTCTGCTGAAGGGCTCGATAGGCGGTTCCGACCCCCTGCCGATAGAGCGTCTGCATGAGCGAGCCGCCGAACTCATGGAGTTTGTTGAGCCACGGTGCCTTGTACGGTCCGACGACGACCGTTCCGCGAGATGAGTCCAAGTAGGCGACGATGTCTTCGTACATCCACCGCTTCGGCCCCCATGACTTCACTGGCTTGCCGGGCTGTCGCGGTTTGCCTTTCCCATATTGAGTTGCGTCGACGTACAGACCACCGGTGATTTCCTGCACGTCGCCTTCGCGAAAGCCGCGTCTCTTTCCGACGGTCCGCGACGGAGCGACCTGCCCGATACCACGCTTCGTCGCTTCCTGCACGTCGCGGCCTACGAGCGTGAGCGTCTTCTTGTTGACGCGGCCGATCGACCTTGAGAGCGCCCGCATGTCGAATAGCGCCGTCTTGACGCGGATCACGCCAAGGCGCCGCTCGACGGTTGCCGATGAGATCCTTCGCGCCATCAGTGCGCCCTCGGGACTCGGTAGGTCACGGAGACGATCGCCCGCCACACGTTGCGATCCTGGAGCCCGTCGTCGGGGTTGATCGCGATCGTGACGCCCTGCGGACTCGTCACCCCTGACGGCCAAGCGACGAGCGGAGCATCCGTCTCCCAGTCGTGATCCTCAATCGCCTCCGCGATCTCCTCGGCGAAGTCCGACATGGCATCCGCTTCGGCGTCGGTGTCGACCGCCCTGGCGATCCAGACCGCAAGTTGCTTGTCGTGCTGGTGTGCGGTGCGTGCGATCCGGATGGCCTCGATGCCGGTCATCGTGACCGAGACGCGAGCCGTGGCGAGATCTTCAATCTGATAGGCCGGCCACGTCTTCCGGTCAACCGTCACCGTGCCGTCGTATTCCCACACCACGGCATCGAGCGAATCGGCGAGGGCGTCGGCGATCTCACGCAGCGTCGGCACAGGCGGCCTCCATGTCGGCGAGGTTGGCGGCCAAACGTTCGTCTCCTGGGAATCCTGCCACCGCTGCCCGTGCGTGCGGGAGTGCCTCTGGCTTCCGGCCAAGCTGCCATAGAGCGATCGACGCCAGTTCGTGAGCCCTTGCCTTGGCATGGCAGTCGGTGGCGTGCGTCGAAACCTTTGCTTCGATCGCCGCCAGCGCAAACGTCAGGCAGTGCTCGTGATCGCCGACGTGATGCCTGGCCAGTGCCAGCCGCTCCCAAGCGTCCGGCTCGTTCCTCGCCTCGGCGGCGGCACGGTGAAGGTACTCCTCCTGCTGCGTGATCCGAGCCATCACGCGGAGAGCGTAGGAGCGTTCCGTTGGCGTTCCGCCCGGCATTGCGAGGTAATCCGCGAACTCCGCCGCCGCAGCCGGGTGGCCGGCGTAGTCCAGTTCCCGTGCGAGATACCACCGCGCCCGGGCATCGTGCGGTGCCTCCGCGACCGCGACGTGCAGCAGCGTCAGATCGGTTTTGTGGACTTTGCCCGGGTCGCGGTGGTGGTGGATCTCGAGCCCCGGCGCGAACTTCTGCCGCTTCTCCCCGAGCCAGCAACAAAGCCCCTCGTGCGTCGCCATCTGCCAGCGGAAGGCGTTTCGGCTGTGAACCCGGTCGAGGTGGAACACCGTCTGCGGCTGGCCGGCGGCGTTGAAGGAGTACACATAGCGGTAGATCAGGTTATTCGCGTCGCCGGTCCATGCCGCCTCGATCGCCTGCCGCCATCCGGGGGCCAACGTCTCGTCGAGGTCCAGTCGGACGCAGATATCGACGTCGGAGGGCAGGTGCATCAAAGAGAGGTTGTGGGCGTCATCCCACCGCCACGGCACAGGAGATCCTTGACGAACGTCAACGCCACAGTCCCGGAGGAGCCGGTCGGTGCCGTCGTCGCTGCCGGTGTCGGTGACCACGCGGACGTCGGCCTCGCGGGAGGACTCTTCCCACGCGGCGACATGGTGGGATTCGTTTCGACAGAGGGCGTAGATGCCGATCCGCAGGGGCCACAGCTTGCGGACGAAGGCGGCGATCTCGGCATCCGCGGCGGCCCGGACGTCGGCCGGAAGGTCGACGCCGGAAGTCGTCGGCCGGCCTTGGCCCGGGTCGAACACCACCGTCTCCACGCTGGCGACATGCCCGCGGCACCCGGCCTTGTGGAGCAGGAGCCAGAATCCCCAGTCCCACCAGCGGAGGCCGGGCGGGAACCCTCCGACGGCATCAAAGAGCGACCGCCGGAACGCGGACGATCCGGGGACGCAGTTGGCCCGGCGTTGCTCGGCGGCATCCCACCGTCCATGCCAGGTGTGCGACCCACGCTCCACCTGGTTGCCGACGAGGACGTCGGCGCCGGCGGCCTCCGCAGCCGGGATTTCCGCGAACAGGCCCGGGAGCGGTTCGTCGTCTACGCCGATCGCCGACACCCACTTCGCGGTCGATGCCCGGACCGCCTCGTTCCACGCCTCTACGCCGCTGACGCCGGGCGAAAGCGGCACGAGATGGACGCGGCACGGCACGTCGGCCGGGAGATCCGACAGGCCGACCGGATCCGGCACCTCGTGGGCGATCACCACTTCGGCCGGTGGCGGGTCCATCCGCCGCACCGCCGCCCACCAGCCGGCGACGAACGGCCGATAGTGTGCGGCAGATTCGCCGCCATACACGGCACACACGAGCGAAGTTGTCACGGCCCGTTCTCCACGATCGAAGCGTTGTGATCGCACCGGTAGTGGCGGAACCGCTCCGGGTGCCGGCTCCACACCTCCGCCCAGACGTTGACCTCCCATGTCAACCGTCCGTTGGAAGCGAGGAGCGATGCCGCTGATTGCTGCACGCGGCGATGCAGCCAGCCAGCCATCGTCCGGGGGACGATCAGCACCCCGCCGGCGCACCACCACTGCACCGACTGCGTCTCGATCTGCTCTGGTTGCGGCGGCCCCCAGATGCTCGCCACCGTCACTCGGTCCCGCGGCGCCCGGGCAGACACCCGCTCCACCAGGCCGACGATGCCGCCCTCGGTCACGCCGGGAACGTGGAGGATGCCGAAATCCACCCAGGCGAGCATGTTCTCCGGGCAGTCGGCCGCGACCGCGGCGAGCCACGCCGTCTTCTCGTGCTGCACGGCGTGGTACGAGAGCGTGTCCTTGACGGGGTTCCCAGGCGGCACGGCAGCGTGCCGGCCGATCTTCCACAGCCAGCAGTCGTCGAGCGACGCACCGCGGACATCGACGCTGGCACCCGGCCGAATCGCCGTTGTCCCGAGCGGGTCAACGAACGCCGTGATCGGCACCGGCAGCGAGAGCAGCCGGTTGCCAAGCGCCGCATAGGAGTCGTGGGAGCGGTTGCCGTTGTCGAGGCGAACGTAACCGGTCACCACGCGGCAGTCATTATGCGGCATAGTTCCTCCGCGTCGATCTCACACAACCACGCCTCGGCATCGTTGACGCCGAATGTGACGAACACGCGATTCCCCATCACCGCCATCCCGGCAGCGAACTCGATCGTCCGCGGCTCTCGAAACGCGAACGCCGGAGACACCGCCAGGATCCGCAGGTCGTCGGCGAAGAGGACGAATCGGTGTTCGTAGGCGC